AGTATCTTCAACATTAGATTCTTTTAAAATAACCGAATCAATTATTAAAAGACTTTATAAGTCAAATTATTTTAATGTTGAAGTTGGACACTTAAACGAAGGAACCTATAGAATCGCATCTTATTATGCCTTTCCAGAAGACTATACTCAAGAAAGACCATTAGAATTTACATTTGAAGACAAAGAACATTACAAAATAACTTTTGCTGTCGAAATCAATTCATTTATACCATCATTTAACTGGGGTAATGAAGAAAGTTTTGGAACTAATAGAGAAACTACAGAAAGACATGTTGGAAATAGAATGTTTGAAATTAATACAAATATAATTCAAAAAAGTCAAGATAACAGTAGAATCATCAACGATACTGATTTTGACAATAGATAATAAATTAAAAAAGATATATAATAAAAGAAAAAAATTAAATAATATGACAACTAATATTCTTGCACCATTCGTTAAGTTAGAAGAATCATTCCAGTTTTATGTAAACGGGAGAATTTTCGAAATGAATGAAACTGAAATTAAAGAAGTTGAAGGGACTAATAACCCAACTTTAATTAATGCTATCAACGCATTTGAATCTTTTGAATTTTCAAACGATTCTATTAAATGGTTTCACGGACCAAGCAAATTTATCTACAACTTAGCTGAAGGTAAATTCCAACACAACGCTTCATTAATTGAAGGAAATACATTTACAACTCACGTTCTTTCTGCCGGCATGGTAAGATATAATGAGAGACCAATTGCTGAATTGTTCGAATCTCTTCCAACATTATTAGCAAATTATGTAACTCTTGATTTTGCTGCAACTTTCGAAGGAAACAATACAACCGTAAATTTATTCAAATTAAACGAAGAAGTATACGTTGCTCGTTTTAACAAAACTAACAAAATTGCAAAATTCTTTAAAGCAAACAATGCAAACGAAGCTGCGGAATACGTTACTGCTGAAACTGGAGAATCTGCACTTTCATTCTTAAAAGAAATGGTAGAAGGAGAATCTGCTGATTTAGCTGTTAAAGAAGAGAAAATTGCAACTTATGAGTCAATGATCTCTTTCTTAAAAGATCAAAAAGGAGTTTTATCAGGCGCTGATAGAAATGATGTAGCTATTAAAGAAGCTGAATCATTAATCAACGGAGAAATCAAAACTTGGGAAGATAAAATTGCTGCGTTAAACGCATAACAATAGATATAAAATACTTAATAAAAGGGTCGCTAAGCGCCCCTTTTGTTGTTTATACACCTGATGAAACAAAAAGGCAACCGTCTATATAATTTAGTATAAATTTAAAGAACATAAAGTGGCTAAAACTAAAAACTATTTAAACAATAAAGATTTACATGACGCAATCAGCGAATCTAAGAATCTAGACAAGTTAACTCCTACCGCCGAAAAAATGCTAATGCTATTAGCAGAAAGGGCAATTAATAGAATGTCTTACGTAAACCCAGATGATAGACAAGATTGTCTGCAATTTGCATTATTAGACCTTTTAAAATATTGGAGAGGATTTAAACCAGAATATCCAAATGCATTTGCATACTTCACAGAAATTGCAAAACGCGGATATGCAAAAGGATGGAATAAAATCCACCCGCAAAAATATAAAGGTACCATCTCTATGAATAGAGCATCAAGTGACGATGATAATGGTGGAATCTATTCGATTTAATGTCAATAAAAAATCTCAAACCAACCAAAAACTCAGGATTTAATCAAGGTTATTTTAATCCTAAAAACCCTCAAAAGTATGCAGGGCCAACACCTATTATTTATAGGAGTTCATGGGAATACAAGTTTATGATTTGGTGTGATATTAATGACAAGGTTTTAGTGTGGTCTAGCGAGCCTGTAGAGATTAAATATTGGTCTAGACAGGGTAACAAGCAGAGAACATACCATCCAGATTTTTATTTTAAAATATTAAAGCAAGACGGTTCGACTGAAGAGTTTTTGGCAGAAATTAAACCAAAGGCCCAAATTCAAAAACCACAACCACCAACTAAGATGTCTAAAAAAGCTTTAGAATCTTATAAGTTTCTTGCCGAGCAATATGTAAAAAACATGGATAAATATAATGCAGCCAAAGAATATGCGGCTAGCAGATGTTGGAAATTTATAGTTCTAACAGAAGATACAATTAAAAATGGGTTACGTTAAACAAAGGATAGCTGAATTAACTAAGGAATTTGGAGGTAAGATAAAAGCCTCTAAAGCAACCATGGATTGGTTTCAAGAAGGAATCAAATCTAAAAAAGTATCTGAAGCACAATCAACTCGAAGTAGATTTGAAGCTGGAAAAATATATGTTTTTGAATATTCTCCAAAATACGCAAAACAACTTCCATGGTTTGATGAACACCCTGTTGTTTTGGCAATTGAACAGGATGGAGGTAATGATTTTGGAGTTAATTTAAACCTGCTTCCAGTCGAATTTAAAGAAAGATTCCTTGATGAACTATTTACAAGAATGAATATAAAGGTTAAAAAAGAAGAATCAAATATCATTTTTGAAATTCTTGGAATCAAACCAGAAGGTGCAAATGACGCATTAACTGAAAAACCTCTTAAAATAACATATAAGGGTATGAAAAAATACCTTGAAAAATTCGGTTATGATTTTGCACTTAGACAATATATACCATCTAGAAAAAAAAATCAGGCAGTAGTAAGTTATTCAAAATGGCCAGAAATCGCAATATGTGATTTTATGGAATTCCATGGAACCACTGTAATGAAAATTAGACTTATGTTTAACGACTATTTAAAAAAGAATATATAACTAAAATTAATATAATAATATAATGGCAGGATTTGTACAAAGAAATGGTCCATTGAGCACTGGAAAAAAACCATTTGTCTTAAGCGACACTCTGAAGAAGTTATCTTCTTTCGGTATGTATTATGATGATTTGGTGCTTAGACAATCTCAAGCAATCGGTCCAGTAGAAGATTTAGTTGGTTATGGCCAAATGAATCCACTAGGATTGGACAATGATGATATGTATGGTGCATTCGCAGCTCTTTCGATGGCTGACACCACAATGCGTAAAAATATTCCATTCTTTGACCAAAATTATAAAGGTAAAAGAGATGAGCTACGATCATTTTCTCAACATGATGAGATCGAAGACATTCTAGATATTTTATGTGATGAATCAATTGTATTCGATAATAAAAACTTTATAGCCAATCCAGAAATTATTGGAATGGAAGTTTCCGAAGATGTTCAAAAATATCTTAATAAAGCATATAGAGATATTTACCAGTACTTTGGTTTTAACATGGATCAATCTGCATGGTATTTCTTTAGAAAATGGTTGATTGATGGTTATCTATCATTTGAGATTATTTACAATCCCGAAATGACAGAAATTATTGGTTTCAAGGAAATTGATCCAGTTACATTAGTACCAGGATATAACCATGAAGATGGTAAAAAAGTATGGATTCAGTTTAAAGATGATCCATTAAAAGAAAGAAAATTATACGATTCTCAAATTGTATACATTTCATATAGTTCAATTACTACAGCGTCAAGGGTTTCTTACCTTGAAAGATTAATCCGTTCATTTAATTTAATGAGAATTATGGAGCATACCAGAGTTATTTGGGCTGTTACTAACTCTTCTTATAGAATGAAATTTATTATTCCAGTTGGAGGTAAATCTAAAACAAGAGCAAAACAATCGCTTTCTCAATTAATGAGTAACTATAAAGAGGTTGTTGATTTTGATTGGGACAGTGCTTCTCTTACAACGAACGGAAAACCAATGTTACAATTTAACAAAGAATATTGGTTACCTAGTAAGGACGGAGAACAACCAGAGATTGAAACTCTTGGTGGAGATGGTCCAGAATTAAGCGACACAGAATCATTAAAATATTTCTCAGATAAACTTAAAGCAGTTTCAAAAATCCCATACTCTAGATTTATGTATGAAGATGGTGGCGGAGATTTTGCAATGGAAGCTGATGGAATGATTAGAGATGAAATCAAATTCGCAAAATTCATTAATCGTTTACGTAGTTCATTCCAAGAGATATTAGTTAAACCATTATGGTTACAAATGTGTCTTAAATTTCCTGAATTTAAAGAAGATGCTGGGTTTAGAACCCAAATTGCATTAAGATTTAATGAAGAAAATATGTTTGCTGAATTAAAGCAAATGGAAATTATGGGTAAAAGACTTGATTTTATTAGTACAATGAAAGATTCATTGGTTAAAACTGACCCTATGACAATGGAAGAAACTCCATATTTTGATATGGACTTTTTAGTTGATAGATACCTTAAACTTTCTCCAGATGATAAAGCAGCAAATGAAGCTTATAAAGCAAGAAATGCTGCGAAAAAAGCTGAAGAACCAGAGGTCGAAGATCCAATGGCGATGGGAATGGGAGGAATGTAATTAAAAATAAATAAAAAAATAAAATGAGAATAATTAAAACATTTGAAGAGTTTACGGGTTCGTTGCAAGAAGATGCAATCGAAGCAGGTGAAGATTCTAAAGTAATAGTAGATGATGTTACACTAGATTCAGGAAAAGAAATTAAATCAACTGAAATCTTAGGTGCTATTATGTCAAGTAAGAGTGAAAAAGAATTTAAAGAATATTTCTATGAAGCATACGGAAACACTGCGTTTACTGAAGAGGATATATTTACTCTAGTTAAATTTTTTAATGATTATAGAGAAGAACAGGCTCAAAAAGAAAAAGAGGCTGAAAAAGAGGCTGAAAAAGAAGCAGAAGGTGGAGAAGAAGATCCATTAGCAGGCTTATAATCTTTAAAAATTTTAAAAATCCAATAAAATTAACTGGATATATAATAGAAATATAATAAAATAATAATTATGACTAAAAACTTACTGATCCTAGAAAGATCATCTACAGAGTTAGAGTTTAAACAGGAAGGTGGGACTTATGTTCTAGAAGGTATCTTTGGAGAAATCGATAAGAAAAATCGTAATAACCGAATCTATACTGAATCTGAGTATTTACCTCAGATTGAAGCTCTACAAGCAAAAATTAAATCGTCAAAACTTTTAGGTGAATTAGATCACCCACAAACTTTTGATGTTTCTTTGAAAAATGTTTCACACATTATTGAAGAACTTACGTATGACACAGCAACTAAACAAGTTAAAGGACGTATTAGATTATTAGATACAGACGCAGGAAGACAGGCAAAGGCTCTTGTTGATGCTGGAGTTCCCTTACAAATTTCAAGTAGAGCAGCTGGAGCAGTTGAATCCAATGGAACTGTAAAAATCAAACAATTATTTACTTATGATTTAGTAGCAGACCCAGGGTTTGAAAATGCTGAATTAAAAAGAGTTAATGAATCTTATGGATTTGTTAATGAAGGAAATGACTTATTTATTTACGAGATAAATAATACAGATGAAAAACAAACAATCGAAAATATAAACGAAACAAAAATGGCAGAGTCAAAATTTATTACGGTTGAGGATTTTAATAAATACTCTAAATATCTTTCTGAAGAAATCAAATCTATTAAAGAAGGTATGAATTCTTTAACAGAATCAGAGTCAACTAGTTCTCAATTAGAAACATTAAAAGAATATACTGATTATTTAGCTAAAAAATTAGACGAATCAATCAAATATTCAGAACACATCGCTGAAAAAGCGGACCAAGGTATTCAATACTCAGAAAACCTTGCGGTTAAATTGGATCAAGGTATTCAATATTCTGAGCATATCGCAGAAAGCGTTGATGCTATCAAAAATTACACTAACTATTTAGCTGAATCTTATAATGAAGGTTCTACTTCTTATGAGAACTTAATTAAATATACTGAATATTTAAGAGAGAACTTAGAGAAAGTAACTGAATATGCTGAATATGTTGCAGAAACTGTTAACTCTAACTTATTATTAGAAGACGAAGCAGGAATCCCAGCTGAAGATATTGAAGATGGAACTAAAGATGTTTCTCCTGCAGTAGTTGATGCTGATGGTAAAACTTACGATGCTGAAAAAGTTGAAGACAAAGAAGGAGACTTAGAACTTAAAGGTTCTGGAGATGCTGCTGGCGAAGAAATTAAAGAAGCAAACGACGGAACTGATGCAGGTTTACCAGCTGAAGATATTAAAGATGAAACTAAAGATGTTTCTCCAGATGTAGTTGATGCTGATGGTAAAAAATATGATGCTGAAAAAGTTGAAGACAAAGAAGGAGATTTAGAACTTAAAGGTTCTGGAGATGCTGCTGGTAAAGACGTTGATGCAATGGAAGCTTACAAAAATTCAATTGCTTCTAAATTAGAAGCTATCGTTGAAAAAGTTAACGCTAAGAAAAACGAAGGACCATCATTCATTAAATTTATCTCTGAAGAAAAAGTAAATGAATTTAACGCTTTAACATCTGAAGAAAAATCTAAAGTTGTAAGCGCAGTTGAAGGAAAAGGTTACCTAACTGAAGGACAAATCTTAGGATTATGGGCTAATTCATTAATGGGAGCTGTACCTGCAAACGAAACTACACTTGCAGTTATTTCAATGATGCCAAGCGAATATCATGAAACTTGGACTAAATTATCTGAAGCAAAGAAAAACCAAATCATTGCACAATCAAAAATGCATAGATTAGAAACTTCTTACCAAGTTGCAAACTTCTGGCAAACAAGAGACCTTAGAGAAACTGCTCCAGTAATGGAAAAAATCGCTATGGTAAATGAAGCAGTTGTTGAAGAAGTTAAAACTTTAGGATACGATGTTACTGAAATCGGAGCAGAAATTGCAAAAAGATTTAAAAAATAATCATTATTTTGTGTTTTTTTGAAAAAATCATTTTTTCAACTAAATAATAAAGATATATAATACTATTAAAACATATTCGATGCTCAGTTAAGAAGCAAAAAACTGAAATTATATCGAAAACTCGTAAAATACGAAACAATAAAACCATTAAAAAAATAAAATAACAAAAATGGCAAATTTAATCAATGAATCAGAAATCAGAGCAACGTGGTCTCCGATTATCGAATCTGCGACAGGTATCAACGACGCAAGCAAATTAGCTTGGATGTCAGAATACTGTCATAACCACAAATTATACGAAGATGCATCTACAATGGCTTTAGGTACTGCAGGTAATATCTTTGGTATGGGTGCTACAGTTTTACCTAACACAGCTCAATCATTTGGTGCTCAAAGAGGTTCTGGAGACAAAGCTCCATCATTATTACCATTAGCAATGCAAGTTGCTGCTCAAACTATCGGTCTTGACTTAGTACCAGTAGTTCCTATGGCTGGTCCAATGGGATTATTATCTTACTTAGATTTCGTTTACGAAGGTGGTAAAGTAGCTGGTTCTACTACTCCAACTTACGTAAAAACTGACGGTACTTTATCTGATCTTGACGGTGGTACTGCAGGTACTCAAGCTGGTGCTGTATTAGTTGGTACATCTCGTATCGATGGATTAAGCATCTACAAAATCAACGATGCTGGTGAAGCTTACGTAAACGCTTCAGCTGGTAGAACAGTTGCTGACTTATTTACTGCTGAAACTAAAGTTGAATTAGTAAAAGCTTTAGAAGATCACATTAAAGGATTTGTAGCTGCTGACGAAAATGGTAACCCATTCTCAAGAGAAGCTGGTGAACAAACTCCAGACAAATTAATGGGTCTATCTTTATTCTCTAAAAGCGTTTCAGCTGAAACTTTCCAAGTTGCTGCTGCCGTTACAAGAGAACAAGTTCAAGATTTAAAACAATTCGGAGTTGACGCTGTTGCTCAAGTTGAAGCTGTTTTAACTAATGAATTAACTCAAGGTATTAACCAATACATCTTAGGAAGAATCAGAACTTTAGGTGCTACTAACGTTACTAAAGCATTTGGTGCTAATGGTTTTGACTTAGATTTACCTACAGCTGCATCTTTAGTTGGTGGTGAAACTTTACCTTCATTACACAGAAGAATCCTTTCTCAAATTTTAGCTGCTGCTAACTTAATTGCTAACAGAGGTAGAAGAGGAGCTGGTAACTTCGCAGTATGTGGACCACAAACTGCTACAGTTTTACAATCAATCGCTGGTTTCGTTGCAAACCCAATGGCAAACACTTTCGCACAAGCTGCTGGAGCTATCTACCCATTAGGATCTGTAGCTGGAGTTAACGTTTATACTGACCCTACAATGGACTGGAATGATTATTCAATCGCAGTTGGTAGAAAAGGAGATGGTAACGGACCTGGTATCGTATTCATGCCTTACTTAATGGCTGAATCAGTACAAACAATCGCTGAAGGAACTATGGCTCCTAAAGTTGCTGTTAAATCTAGATTCGCATTAGTTGACGCTGGATTCCACCCAGAAACTCAATATGTTAAATTTAACGTAACTATTGATGGAGGTTCTGGTAACTTATTAACATTAGTTTAATATTTAAACCTTAGAACTAACATTCTATAAATACTAAAGGGAATCGAGAAATCGGTTCCCTTTTTTTATGATATATAATATATTAATAATAAAAAATATAGAAATATGAAAACAACAAAAACATTCGAATCATGGTATTCGATGATTATGGAAAATGAATTAGCAACTGCAACTGTTGCTGAAGCGCCATCTATGTCAAATGATGTGGACACTATTATGACTTCATTAGAAACTCTTGCTAAAGAATTAACAGAAGAATTATCTGGAGAAGAATTTAATGAATTAAACGAAGATAGCGTAGGGGCTCCAGGAAAAGTTATGCAATGGATTTGGTGGATGCCAAAGGCTAGAAAGGCTCAAGCTAAAATCAACAAAATTAAATTAAATATTGTTGATATGGAATCAGCAGCTGCTGATGCTCCAGATGCTCAACAAAGAGCAAGAATTAATGCTAAAGCTAAATTAGCAAAAGATCAAGTTCCAGAACTTCAAAAAATGTTACATGATAAATTCAGTGATAAAGGAACTTTAGTTCAAAAAGCAATTTCTAGTGAAAAATTAGTTGGACAAATTGCAGCAATTAAAAGAGCTACGGGATTAGAAGATGATCCAACCGTAAAAGCTACTTATAAAGACAAAATGATCGAATTACAGGCAAAATATAAAGAAGATGAAGCTGCAATTAGAGAATTAGAACCTTCTGATGAGGATAAAAAAGCCGAAAAAGAAAAGAGAGATAGAGAAGCTGAAGATAATAGAAAGAGACAAGAAACTTTAGATGCTGATGCAAAAAAATCTAGAGAAGATCTTGCAAAGGCTGACGGTAAATCTGAAAAAAGTGCAGAAGAAATTGAAAAAGAAAAACAAGCTGCTTTAGATGCCGAAGCAAAGAAAAAAGACCCAACTCCGGCTCCTAATACAACAGTAGATCCTAAGAAAGCAGATCCTAAGAAAGCAGATCCTAAGAAAGCAGATCCTAAGAAGGCAGATCCTAAAGACGATACTAAATATACAAAAGAAGGAAAACTTAAAAAACTAGGAGAATTATTAGCAAACGCAAAAGCTTCTGGAAACGAAAAGAAAGTAAAAGAAGTACAAGCGTTAATTGACAAGGTTGTTGCAAAAGAATCATGGCAATTAGAAGGAACTACATTAGGAATGATGCTAGAATCTGAAATTACTAAATTAGAAATGAGTTTCATATTAAATGAGGCAAAATACGAAAACTTAAGTGTTAAAGAAAGATTCTCTAGATTAATGTAATTTAGAATTCTTACGAGCAAGTTTTAAGAACTCCTGTTGTTGATTCAATAGGAGTTTTTTTACGTGTTTTTGGAAGGCAACTGATGATTTAATAATTCTACCATCTACTGTTTTACCACCAAGAGTATCGTGATAATCAGGATGCACGAAGTTTTCAGCATCAAAGTTATTTATATTAGAACGAATAGGTTCTCCAGATAGAGCACACGCCCAATCGATAGTATCATAACTCTCTTCAAGCTCTTCGATTTTCATAAAACATCCAGTTGACCAATCATAAAAATATTTGTCTTTATGTGATTGGTGTTTAAACTTACAAACTTCAAAAATGATATGTAGAAACTGATCATCTTGAGCCCTCTCCTTGATTAGTGGATTTTCTAACAATAATCTACGTTGTTGTCTAGAAAGACCCTCATAACAAACACCATATCTATTACGTGGATAGGGTCCACCAGTTCTTCGAATTTTAGGATATTTATTATTGTAAGCCATAATATATTTATCTGAAACATATTCAATATTGCTTATATAATATGTATAAAAACAAGCAATATATGATTCACGCGCTATTTACAGAAAAGTACCGTCCTAAAAATTTAGAAGATTTGATCCTACCAGAACGAGTAATGTCAAAATTCAAAGATGGATTATCACAGAACATGTTACTTGCAGGAAGTCCTGGTACCGGAAAAACTTCAACAGCAAAAGCAATTGTTCAGCAATTTGGTCTTCCATATATTTATATCAACGCCTCGACCGATACTTCAGTTGATGTGATTAGAACAAGAATCACAGATTTCTGTTCAACCATGTCAATTTTAGATGACCAAGGAAAATTCAAAGTGGTTATTTTAGATGAGGTTGATGGAGTTTCTGATCAATTCTTTAAAGCACTTCGTGCTACAATGGAACAATTTGCATCGAATTCCAGATTTATTGCAACATGTAATTATGTAAATAAAATTCCAGATCCGATTCTTTCCCGTTTTGAAGTGATCAATTTTGACTTTGATAAAGCAGAAGAATCTGAATTGACAAAGAAATATATTAAGCGTGTTTATGAAATCTGTGGAAAAGAGGGCATGACAATTGAAAAGCCAGCCCTGGTTGAATTCGTTCGTCGTAACTTTCCAGACCTTCGTAGTACCTTAAATAAATTGCAGGGTTACAAAACACAAGGAACAACAAATATTACAGCTGAAGATGTTAAGAAATTTAACTCAGTTTATAAAGATGTATTTGATCTAATTTTTAACGAGATGGATCCAATCAAAAACTATAAACATATTGTTGGCGAATACGGAAATCGAGTTGATGACGTACTTCAAACTCTTGGTGAAGAATTTATTGAATATATCCAAACTGAAAAGGCTCAAAGCCTTAGACACATTCCACAAATTGCGATTTGTGTTGCAGAGCACCAAGCACAAAGAACACTAGTGATAGATCCAGTTATTACACTTCTATCATGTGTGTATAAAATACAAGAAATTGTAAGAAACTAAAAATAAATTGATAAAAGTTTTACCGCGTCAAAACTTTTGTTTATATTTACAAATAAATTATAGAACTATGAAATTAGGAAAACATACCTTGATTATCGATGGTAACTACTTTGTCCACAGTAGATTATTCGTGTTACCTCGTCCTAAAAAAGAACAATTGTTAGGCGATCGCGATGGTCAAGAACAATTCATGCGAAAGTTATGCATTGACTTTGCTTCAGAAGTTAGAAAGTTAACTCCATTTGTTGACCAAATCGTAGTTGCTGTAGATTCAAAATCGTGGCGTAAAGACCTATTCCCTGCTGCAGAATATAAAGGTACAAGAGTATCTGATAATTCAGTTAACTGGGAAAATGTATTTAATACTTACACTGAATTTCAAGCTATTCTTGCAAAACGCGGTGTAATTATTCATAAAGTACCAGGTGCCGAAGCTGACGATATCCTATTCGGATGGTCGACTCAATTAAACAATGAAGGTAAAAACTGTATTGTTTGGACTGGTGACCGTGATTTAATTCAATTAGTCGATTATAATAAAGCAACTGATGCTTATACTCTTTGGTACTATAACTCACAACGTAAGTTAATTGCATTCGAAGGATTCCAAGAATTATTAGAATCTGCAGGTACAACTTCAATGAGTAATGATGATATGTTATTTAATATGTCCTCTAATGAAGTGATGAATGATAAACTTAAAGAAGATTTACAATCATGGGTTCTTAAGAATGGTGTTAAAATCGAAGAAATTAATTGTGATGATTTTATCTTCTCTAAAATCTTACAAGGTGACAAGAGTGATAATATCCAGTCAGTTGTTACATGGACTAAGCGCACAAGCACTGGTTCTATTAGAAACTACTCAATCACTGAAAAACAGGCTCTTCAAATCCTTGAAAAATACAGAGAAACTGAAGGTAACTTCCATATTGACCATTTCTTTTCATCGAATCAAGTTGACACTATTGTTGCCCTAATCTATGAAGTTGTCGGCAAATCAACTATTGAAGAAATACGTGTTCGTTTCAATCAGAACCTAGACTTAATGCTCCTACACTATAACACAATACCAGAAGGAATATTAAAAAGTATCTATAATGAAATTGATAAAGACTTTAGTGTTGAGCCGCAGTTGTCTGGATTAACTCAGATGGAAAAGATACTTGAAGGAACAGAATGGAGTTCTACAACATCAGTCGGTAAAGGCGCTCCAAAAGGATTTGATCCCTTTGCAACCTTAAAATTAGATGAAGTTAATAAATTGACTGAAACCAAGCAATTAAATACATTATTTTAAGATGACAAATGAGGATATTTTAAATGAATTGTTGATCGAAATCCGCAATGAAGGTATTTTTGACGAGGTTGTAGCAGAGATAAACAAAATCAAAGAACCTAATATAAATAGTAACAATAGACTCGAACTATTCGAAAAAGCCATATCACATGTTAGACGAAACAAAACTGTTTGATTTTATTAAGATAATGTTCACGAAGCCGAACGATTATAAAAAAATTACAAATAATAATAAGAAGCGACATCATTTTATGATTAATCGCTTCTTTGCGATTCAATACCCTTCAAATGCGCAATTCTTTAATAAGAATGGAATCAATCCAATCGCCGTTATTGATAGTTGGTCGCTTGTCGCTGCCCGATTTAAAAGTGTTCCAGGATGGATCTACACTAAAACCAAAAAGCCCGAAAAAGAAGTAACTTCAAAAAGCAAATATATACCTTCAGAAGAGGCTATCTCATTTTTCATGGAAAAGAATGAAATAGGCAAGAGAGAATTTAAAGAACTTGAAAAATTTGCGAAAGAAGACCTATATTTAACTTTACAAAAGTTAGAAGATTCTATGCAAGTTTACTAATATGTAAATTTATGGAGCAATTCGATTTAAGTCTAATGCCAACGGCAGTAGACGTTACACTATACAAATATAATTATATTGATAATAAGTTATGGG